TATGCCAACAGTTCATCATCAAATCTTGATCCAACGGGATTGAATCTTCTGGAACAAGGAATCGTGAAGGTCATTGGCACACCTGCACCATCTGAAGTATACACAGGTGGCAACCAAACTTACACAGTCTATGGCGAATAGTCTAAGCATATTGAAATTTGAAGCCAATGTTGTGCCGCAGTTCAAAGAGCAGCGTGGCAAGGATTGGATTCTGTATGGTTCGGAAGGAGAATACAAGAATCGCTATCCTGACTTCCTGTTGGAACTTTACAGGAACAGCGCAAAGCATCACGCTATCATCAACAGTAAACGCGATTACATATGTGGCCGTGGATGGTCTATTGACACGGATGGAATGACAACTGTGATGAAGGCCAAGATGGAGCAGTTCGTGAAGTATCCGAATCCATATGAATCATTAGATGACATATTGGTCAAAGTTGCACATGACCTGGAACTGTATGGCGGCTATGCATTGGAAGTTATCTATGACAGCATAGGCGAGAAGATAGCAGCCATCTATCATGCAGACTTTGCAAAATATCGTGTGTCAGAAGATGGCACCAAGTACTACTATTCTGAAGATTGGAAGAAGAGCAATCCAGAAGTTGAAGAAATAGAAGCATTCAATTGGCGCGAACCAGGTGGCAAGCAGTTGTTATATGTGAAATCATACCAACCTAATTGCAAATACTATCCATTGCCATCATACCTTGGTGCCATCAACTACATTGATTTGGACCGAAAGGTGTCTGACTATTTCAACAAGGGAATCAGCAATGGTTTCATGGCAGGGACCTTGATCAACTTCAATTCTGGCATCCCGACAGAAACCGAGCAAGCGGAAATTGAACGGATGGTCAAATCCAAGTTCACCGGAACAGATAATGCCAACAGCATACTTCTGAATTTTGCAGATTCCAAAGAGCGTTCAGCGGACATTCAACAGCTGAATAGTAATGACTTTGATAAGCGTTTCGATTTATTGAACAAGACGATTCAGCAGGAATTGTACGCAGGACATCAAATAAGTGATCCTGCATTATTCGGAATAAAGGAAGAAGGAATCTTCAGTTCGCGGAACCAATTGGTTGACAGCTTTGAACTATTCCAGAACACCTATGTCAACGCACGGCAACAGTTTATTGAGCGCACATTCAATGATCTGGCATCTTTGCAAGGATTGGAAGGAAGACTGACCATCAGCGACACGGAACCAATCAGCGTTCAATTCTCCGAAAGCACCATCATCAGCGTGATGACGGAAGATGAAATCCGCGAAGCAGTTGGATTGTCGGCTGTTGAGAAAGAAGAAGGAACAGAAAGTGTTGACAGCAAAACCAAGGATGCACAAGCTGCATTGAAGGGATCTGTTGGTGGCGTTAGCGGAATCATCACACTACTTCAGAATGTAAAGGAAGGTGTTGTGGATGCCAATTCTGCCATTGCAATCTTGGTTGAATTGTACGGATTCGAACCTGCGAAGGCAGCAGCAACAATCAATGGCGAACCATTGCCAGAATTGTCTGCATTCAATTCACAGCGTACCTGTTGCAAATCATCCGACAGCAAGGAAGATGATGAACGTGTCCTGGAATACCTAAAAAACACAGGAAGTTTTGACTACAAAGTTTTGGCTGACAGAAGATTCCAATTCGATTCATTCGAAACTGCACACATCCGTGAAGCTGAATGTCTGAAGTATTGGTTCGCAGAAATAGGCCCAATTGAATCTGCTGTTCTGGACATATTGGTGAAGGAACCAAGCACGCCATTCCTTGCAATTGCCAGAAGTTTGCAGATCAGCATTGACCGAATGATGGCAGCAATCCAAGCATTGAATGAAGCCAATGCAATTTCCATTCTGATAAAGGAAATAGAAGGCAGCACACAACGTATTGTTGAAGTTACCAAGGAAGGTAAGCGAATCATTGATGAAATTGAACCGATTGAAGAAGAATTTGGCATCGGTTACGTTTATGATCTGCGGCCAGAATTGAAGCAGAAAGGTGAACCATTGACCATTCCAACATCGCGTGATTTCTGCATTGACCTGCTGCGTGAAAGCAGACCATCAGATTGGCGTTCAGATGAAGTGCAGGAAATTGGTCCGAACTACACCGGCAAAGTGTGGACTTTGGAAGAAATTCAGGCATTGGGAATGCAGGAAGGACGTAATGTCTGGAATCGTGGCGGTGGATGGTGGGGCAAATCAATCCATTGCAGACACGAATGGCGGCAAGTTCTAATCACTAAGCAAGCGAACTGATGGCAACACCTGTTTTATTCATATCGGAAAGCTATCTGAAGGACAGCACATTGCTGCATGAGAATATTGATTTCAAATATCTGCGGCCGATTATCATCATGTGCCAGGATATCTATGTTCAGCCAAAGTTAGGCAGTACATTGTATGGCGAGATAAAGACGCAGATCATCAACAGCACATTGACTGCGGCAAATCAGACATTGTTGGATGACTACATTCAGCCATGTCTTAGATATTGGATTGAATCTGAGGCACCAACTGCCATCAGTTACAAATTCCTAAACAAGGGACTGATGCAGCAGAGCAGCGAAAATGCATCTGTGTCATCCTTGGATGAAATTAACTTCATATCACGCAAGTATCGCGACAAGGCAGAATGGTACACGGAAAGATTGGTGCGATTCCTGTGCGAAAATGCATCAGATTATCCTGCTTATCAATCACCAGACTCTGGTCTTGATGTCATTCTTCCAGAAAAGGAAGTCTATTCAACAGGCATCTTCCTTGGAAATAGATTTAGGGTCAGAAGTTTGCAGGACAAATACAGAGATGGCTACATAGACTACTGATGGCAAAGGGAATAAACAAGAAAAACATCGAAAAACTGAAACAGTTTGTATACTCTGAACAACATATTCGAAATGATCGAAGCACAGGCCAACAGCCATCTGCAGATAAAGCAGTACGGCCAAGGTGATGTGTGGGAATTACAGCCAGAAGAATTGGACTACGTTGTTCTATGGGCAATTGAACAAGGTGCATCTGTTACTGAACGGACATTGACCTATGACATCAGACTGATTTGCATGGACCGAGTTCTGCCTGGAGAAGAAAATGAACACGAAGTGATGTCAGACACAATCTTGATTCTGATGGATTTCGTAGCCTACTTCAGACAGCTGCACACCGAGCAGTTGAGCATTCAGACATCGGTTCAGTTTGAACCATTCACAGAAAGATTCACCGATAAAGTAAGCGGACATAGTTGTGTGCTGTCAATTACGCAACCATTCGCCTATGATCGCTGCCAAATACCAACAAGCTAAAAATTAAAAGATGACCGAATCACAAAAATTAATTGGAACACGTGGATGTAAATTGCTGACAGGAACAGGCGCATTTACATCATTGAAAGGCTATTCAATTATTGCACAGGAAGACACAGTATTCACGACATTTGAAGTTAGTGGCGTTGATGCGCTCGCAGACTTTGGATTGACCGGAGCAACTGTAAAGGCAGGCGCATATATTGTGGTGCCTGCGAGTGATGCCATCACAGCTATCACAATGTCAAGCGGAAGCGTTGTCATCTATAACCAATAAGCTATGCCATCAATATTAACAAGACCATCAGGAGGCGGTGGAGCTGGAGGCGGCTCTATTTCCATTGCATTAAGCGATTCGACACCCGATTACGGTGACGATGTGACCATTACCGCAACACCTACGGGATTCACGGGAGTTATCACCTATACCTTCTACGTTAGGTCAAGCATAGGGCAATGGCAGAGAATAGACCAAGCATCAAACGCTTATGTATGGGCGGCAAGTTACGCGGGTACGTATGACCTATGCGTGTCCGCTATGGACACGGACGGTAATTCAGGCACGGACAGCGTGTCTATTACCGTTGGAACATTGGAAGCCAAGTATGGATTCGATGCTGCGTATAAGAATCAGGTCGAACTGGTTGACGATAAGGTAAATGTTTGGAACGACATTACGGGAAATGGTTACGATGCAACCGCACCATCTGCAACTACGAGGTGCTATACGTCAAAATGGGGAGGTTCTTCCGAGTGCGTGAGTGTTTACGCAACCGATGACGATAGACTTGAAACCGCATTATCAATGCAGACCGATGAGGTGACTATATGCGGAGTGTTCGACTACAACGACAACGCTGTGCAAGGTGGTTTCGATTCGCTATATATGTTCGGTTCTGGTAATGCTTCATCAACGAGGTATCAGGCCGTAGTTGTTGACGACACAGTATCACCGCGATTTTTAAATTGTAGTGTCAGAACTTCTGTGAACGTTTTCGCTGTAACATCTACCATAAGCAACGGAAAGCAAGTGTTCGTGATGAAGTATTCATCAGGAACAAACCGAGCCATAATAAACGGAACTACGGCATCCATATCCGTTACGGGTACGTTATCGGGTGGCGCACTTAATTATGTACTACTTAACGCTGCCGCTCCAAATTACTCGCTCCCATTTCCATTTCCTGTTCATTATTTGGCTATCAAACAGACAGCCATTAGCGATGCTGAGCAGGATCAATTATACCAAGACCTTTTAACGATGTACCCAGCATGATACTTGTAGCAGCAAATAAAGTTGAACAGATACGCGAATGGTGCGAATTGAACAGACCCGACACAGGTAGTTCTCAACCCTACTTCATTGAAAGTGAACATGAACAAGGTGCTATCATACCAGAGGATTCATTGATTGAAAGGGGAATAGCAGAACTATCAATCCAGTTTAAATGGTTTATTGTATATCGGGGTATTGAAGTGATAATTGAACCGCAATAATCGGAAAATTGAATTATGGAACTGACTGAAATTTTAAGAAGTGTTGATGCGCCAGCGATACTTTTGCGGACAGATACAATTCACGTTTGGGAGACGTACATTGATGAAGTAGTTTGGCTTGCAAGACTACTTGAGTACGGAATTACTCCAGAGTTTGATGAAGAAGGTAACCTTATAAGTTAATTAGCAATGAAAGACTTCTTAGAAGAGATAGGCATTAACATTGCCTTTGTGTTGGCAGGACTCGCTGGATCACTTGTAACTGTAAGTAACGATGCCACGAAGAATCTGAAGTCTTCTATTGCTGGTATCATCGCAGGTACATTCTCTGCCAATTATCTTACTCAGGTAGTTGTTGAGATAACAGGT